CATACATTTTATTATTGGAAGTATCTATAACTTTTTTTGAGTTATTCGTTTCAGCTCCTCTTTTTCCGTAATGAAAACATTTTTCTCCTTTATGTCTTATTTGCAATCCTGTTTTTAGCGAATGATTAGTATTTTCTTTAGCTGTATTCCATTCTAAATTTTCAACTCTATTGTCAGTTTTAATTCCGTTAATATGATTCACTTGTTTTTTATTTTCTGGATTTAGTATAAATGCTAATGCAACTAATCTATGAGAGGACTTTATTTTACTGCCTAATAACATAACGAATAAATATCTATGCTCATATTGTTTTAAAATTAATCCGTTACGTCTAAAATTACCTAAATTACTAACTTCTAAATCTTCAATACTTTTCCAAATTTCCATATAATTAAAAAACCCTATTATCAAAGAGTCGCACGTCTTATCAAATAGGGAATTTCTATAGTGTTTTTATTAGTAGGTGCGACTCTACAAATACAAATATACAAAAAAGCTCCCAATAAAGAGAGCTTTTTATTAATTATTATTGTAAGAAATTTACACAGCAGAAAAATCTCCGTAAACTAAAGCTGCTGGTTGCTCAACTGCTAAAGCTACTTGGGTAACCGCTAATAAATATTTCGTAGGGGATTGGACTAGAGTTAATAAAATTGTTACTGAAGGTTTATCATTAGAATTTTCAGAGCAAGAAGGAACTAACTTTGTTAAAAATAATATTACAGCACGTATTGAAGCACAAGTAGCTTTAGCAGTTGAGCAACCAGCAGCTTTAGTTTACGGAGATTTTACCGCAGTCTAAATATTAATTAAAAGAAAGGAGAATTAAACCGATACGTAATTGTATCGGTTTTTTTGTATATTTGTGTAAATAAAATTTATAATCATGGGAAAACATAAAGTATTAAAGAATCTATTTAAAATTTCTGAACAAAAAAATTACACGATAGGTGATGAGATAGAGCTTACGAAAGATGAGTTTTTAGAACTGTCTGAACATGGATATGTTGAAAGTGGTATTTCTACTAAAAAAACACCTCAACAAGTAGATAAAGAAATAAAATCTTTAAATAAAAATAAATGAGTTATTTAACCGTAATAACATTAGAGCGTGCAAAGAACTATTTACGTATCGATTCAGATTTAACTGATGATGATGCAGAAATTACTTCAATGATAAACGCTGCTTGTGGTTATGTTGAAAAACGAACCAATCATATATTCTTTGAACGTGAAAAGACTTATATAGGAGCTTGTCAAGTAAAAGTGTATGACTATCCTATTAACTCTATAACTACAGACCCCGCTCCTTTTGTTGCTCACTTTTCTATGTTTGATATATTCCCAGACGTTAAAACAGTAGATTTAAATGTAGGATATGCAGCAGATACAGTTCCAGATGAACTTATACAAGCATGTTTGCAAATGATAAAGGTTTGGTATTACGAAAGTGAAAAACAAGTAAATAGTACTTTAATACCAGAGTCAGTTAAAGAAGTTATTGATGTATTTAGAAGATTTTTATAATGAATATAAAGCATTGGAGATTAGCGGTTATTTTAGATTTAATATTAGGATATATTAATTATGAATATAGATTTCAATTTTATTACGATAATAATGAATTAATTGATATACAATTTAATAAAAAATGATAGCACGCCAATACACAAGAAAAATAGCAATATACAAAACAACTAATGTTGCCGATGGTTATGGTGGTAATACTGTAACTGATGTTTTGATAGGCTCTTATTGGGCTGAGGTGAAACAAAACAGCGCATTTAAAGATAATGCAATAGGGAAGTCTTTAATTAAAGATAACTATTCTTTTAAGATACGTTCAAATTCATTATTAACGCCTGATATTGATAATTTAAGTATTATTTACAGAGGTTCTAAACATGTAGTTAATGACATTCGTTATGATGATGAGTTATTTAGATTTATAAATATTACGGCTAATGGGGGCAGTTAAAGGTATTAATGAAACGTTAAAAGAACTTCGTAAATACGGAGATAAAATTGAACGTGAAATAAATGCAGAAACACAAGCTATTGCATTTCAAATTGAAAACGATGCTAAAACAAAAGCTCCTAAAAACTTCGGTAAATTGGCGCAAAGTATATCTAATTCAAAAGTAAAAGATAGTCAATACAGAATAACAGTTAATGAGTTGTACGGTCCTTATATGGAGTTTGGAACAGGAACTAAGGTAAACGTACCAAATGAATTTAAAGAAATGGCTAATTCATTTAAAAACATAAAAATAGGTAATTTTAAAGAAGGTTTAGAATCTATTAAAGCATGGTGTAGAGCTAAAGGAATTGACGAAAAAGCAGCTTATCCAATATTTGCAAAGATATTAGGCGCAGGGATAAATCCTAAACCATTTCTTTATCCATCTTGGATTAAAGGAAAAAAAGACTACTTAAATAATTTAACTCGTTTACTTTCAAAATATAATAAAAAAATTTAGTATTTTTACGGTATGATTAATAAAAATCCAGATAAGCATATCAGAAAAGCAGTTTACGACTTGCTTAATAATATTGTTGTATCGGATAAAATAATAAAGTGTTACGATACAAGAGTAAGTGGTAATTCAAATACAAACGAATACATTTTATTTACAGCTCAAACAAAAGATATTGACAAGGCTACTAAATGCGGTTATCGTTGGGAAACATCTTTATTAATTGAGATATTTACTAAAACATCAAGCGCAGGAAATAGCGGTTCAAGAGTTTTAATAAATGACATCGAGGAAGCGTGTTATGTATTGTTAACGCCTTATTTATCATTAACAGATTTTGAAGTGCTTAACCAAATATTAAGTTTTGAAACACAATTAGAAACAGTAACCGATACGGAAAATATATTTCGTTCATTCATAAGATTAAATTTAACATTAATATAAAAAATTATGGCATTACCAATTAAAGGAGAAGTTGGAATATTATACGTGCATGATGGCGCAATTTACCGACCTGTTGCTTGTCTAACTTCAAATAGTTTGATGACGGCTGTTTCAGTTATTGAAAGTCAAACTAAATGTTTTCCAGGCGTTGTAAAAAAACAGGCTGGAATAGCTAGTTATACATTAGACGCCGAAGGTGAATATATTGACACTACAAGCATAGGTGGTGAAACTACAAAGGCTTCACATGATTATTTATTAACTAAACAAATGCTAAAAGTTTAACTTGTATAGCCTTTTCTTTTCTTAATCTTGCAATCTTTGCTTCTGCTGCTGATATTTCTGCGTTTAACTCTGATGAGTCAGCACCAATTTGTACTTCTAATTTAGCCATTTTTAGATTGGTTTAAATATTCTTTATATACTTTTAAGAAGTTTTCTTTTTGTTCGTCTGAAACGCCTTTATTTTGTTTCTTATGTCCTAAATCCATAAACTTATCAATAGTCTTGGGTAGTTTTTTAGGGTCTTGATGACTTCCAATCGTAGCGCTCCACGCTATTTGTCTGACTTTCTCCCATTCACGTAACTGCATCCTTTTATAAGCAAAAAGGCGAATTTGGAACTCTGCAAAAGTCATGTCATAAACATCACTCAACCGCATAATTCCAAGTTCGCCACAAGCAAAAGAAATAACGTCTCGCTTGAAATCTATTTCTTCTTTGTTATCACTTTTTTTTTAGTGTCGTCTACTGGTACATCTTTATACATTGAAGTATTAAAAGCCAATTTAAAATCATTCCAAAACTTACCACCTACACCTCCATTATCATCGATAAAATCATGTAGATTATGCATAGTAAAATCAATTGATAAGCCTTGTCTTTGCAAAGCGTATAAATGAGAATAATACATAAGTTTAGGCATAAGAACCATGTCATCTTGTTGTCCTAATTGTTCTAATTTTAAACCTGTACCGTCGATTAATTCATTAAGGAATCCTATTCCAAAATGAAATTCCATACCTAATAAATTTATCTTATTCATATAATTATGCTTCTGGGTCTACTAAAACAATGTCACCGTCTCCATCTAAAGTAACAGAGAAAGTGCTAATTTCGTCTCCTGCGCCTTGTTCTAAAGATAAATCAGAAAGTATAGCAGAACCATAATAAATTGCGCCT